TTTCAGATGCATTAAGATGAAAAGTACGCGATTCTTTTCCACCGAGAACAGCCGTGGATTCATTGATATTATTTACTGTCTTCTTGAGCTTGTTGACTTCAACAACAACAATTATTAAAAGAATAAAACCTATGAAAGAAATAAGACCAGCCAAGGCAACGCCAGAAAGTCCTGACGACATTTTTTTTTGGTAACTAAGAACAAGAACAACCAAAATGTTTTTTTTATATTGACTTTATAAATATATAAAACTTTTGAAACCTTATAGAAAAATAATAGGCTTGTCTCAAAAAACAAAATAAAAAAAGTAGTTTCAAAAAAATAAACAATAAAAGGTAATGGATGGTATCACTTACTGCACTGGCGATTGTATCGACGGTTTTTATTAGTCACGTTTTAAAACTTCTTCAATCAAAAACTCGAAAGCAATCATCATTTCGCCTCGATTCATTTGTTTGCGACTTAATTGTGTTTTCTCTTGTAGTAATACTTTCATTTTTTGCAAGTCATTCATACAGTGAAGCAATTCTGGTCGGTCTAGTTGTTGGAATATCAACATTTAGTTCTCAAACGCCTTCCAGACTAGTCGCTATTATTGCTATATTCACACATTTTGCTGATTTTTTACACGAGCTCATGTATAAGTTTATGCAGAGGAACGTAAAGTACGACAAGAATTGGGAGAGAGTGCAACGAAACGAGGTGCGAGAAACATTTTTGCATTTTTTAGAGTTAAAAAATAATCAGCGTCTAGGGGATTTTTCCCCTCCAGCCGAACCCGAAAAGGAATTAGAATGAGACCTTGGTTTTGGTTCTGCTTCTTCTCTCTTTAAAACCTTTCGTCCAATAATCATATCGTCCTCTTCAAACTCGCTAGTGTACAAGACTACCAAGTTTAGATTATTGTTCTTGTTACTTGACTTTGCACTAGCTATTCTAGTAGCATTAATGTAGCATTGTGAAAATTTTGCTGGAGGAGGAGTGGCGAAAATCATGCCAGTGATCAAGAAATCCATTTTTGTCACATTTATGCTCATAAGAGCTTCAAAAGACACTATAAAAATGCGAGGAAACCTTTTCTTTATCTGCGAAGATGAAAGGTCGCTTACTAGTTTATTCAGAGACCGAGGTGTCGACGGCGGCGTCGGATACGGAGAGTCTTCATCTTCTGGATTCATAACTATTTTGTTTTGGGTTATTTCTATGTCAGGAAAACCAATCTCAAATGTATATTGCCTAGTGTCGAAATATGACATCAAAAGTGTCTTGAGAATCTTAAGGGATTGTTCAGGAGCGACCAAAATGCCGGCGGATGCTGTCGAAAAATGCTTAGACCTTGTCTTAAACATAAGATTTAACTCATTTGATATTGCGCAAATTCTCGACAAGGTCTTGTAGTTTGCAGACGTTGCTTGATACGACCCACCAAAAGCAGAAAAATTTAAGAGTTCGGCCGGCGAAATAGCAGGCGCAGAAAATGAAATCCAATCAAAGGGACACAATGGAAGTCTGCACGTCGGACAATTAACAATAAGAGTGTTTGCGCGGCTAAAAATTTCCGTACACGTCTTGCAATAACCGTGTCCGCACAGACAAAAAACTTCAACCGGATCGCAGTAACAAACGCCGCAAACGGCTTCACTTGCAATAGACTTTTGAAGACTTTCTAAAACAAATTTGCTTCCCCCCCGATCAATCGTATCTGTGGTTACCACTGTTGTGGGTGCCGTAAGCTTTAGTCGGTTGCAACCCATAAGTTTCTGCGCAAATGTTGTGCCCGATGACGGAGGAGCAAAGTGTGATTGAAGATTTGACTCAATGCTTTTTAAGCTCACATTTGTATTTGTAAAAGGTTGTTTTCTTATCAAAGCCAAGTCCAGCGAGCAACCTTTCGCATTAAAAGCGTCGCATCCAAGAAGGATAGGAAGATAATCACTATTTTTCAAGATTCCCTGAAAGGGAACTTTTCCACCCAGTTGTTGCTCAGCTAGGCTTTTTACAACCGAAAGAAAAAGATTTTCTTGCCGAGAAATTTGAACCTTTTGCGTTTTTAAAATTACCTTATGCAAAATAGCCTTTGGAAACATAAATGGAATTACGCATCCCTCTCCGTGCAAGAGGCGCCACTTGAATAAAAAGTCGCGATTTTGAACTCCTTCAAGTGAGGGCAACCAAAATTGTTTGGCATACCGCAATAATGTTTGAGGTGGAAGGAACTCCGTTTGATTGTCAGACACGTGCGATATCCAAGTCCAATCAGCAGCGAATGGAGATATAGACGATAATTCAGTGTCGTCGTATAACACGCAGCGAAAATGGATCCATTGTAACGGAATGATAGATTGCCCAAAGCGCTCCACAATATCACTTACGTACATTTTCTGGACTCGATCATCGCTGAGCTTTAAAGGAAATTGTAACATGATAGAATTGTTAGAGATTTCAGAAATAATTTCATTGCTGGTAATACATAGAGCGTCTCTTTCAATGAGCAAATGTTTGGATAGGAGAAGAGTTTTTCCCACAATATTTTTCTTCGTAATTTGTTCCAAATCGGAAATTGTTCGTAGAACCAAAACATCTACTATTGTTTCGAGTTCTTCTTTCCACTTTTCGATCGCCTCGTCCTTGCAAACGATTAAGCACGTAGACAAGGACAAATATGTTGATCCTGTGTGACTTTTTTTGCGAGTTGACACAAAGTTTTCAGAGTCGTGAGCTGACGAATTTAGCATAGAAAAACAAGCACTAATTGTCCTTCGCCTGCCACATCCCCGAGGGCACAACAAGAACCCGAGAGTATCCGAAAACCTTTCTGTGTACTCAGATCTTGAAACATTTTGAATTTTTGTTAGCGGAACGTGAAACAGGGGGTTGCGCTCCAGACTCCACGTGCGAGTATTGACAATAACAGACTCGCTGACCTCGATCCAAGGAACAAACGCTAATGATCTAGGCGACTCCTTATAACCAGATGTAATAATTGCATTAAGCATTGCTTCTGCGCTTATTCTCTGTTCCACCGAAAGCTTAGCGCTGCCGTGCATACGAGTTAGAGTCGTAATTTCGCTTTTGTTTTGGGCCGCCGATGTCCGTTGCGAAACCAAAATTTTTCCGGCATTTGTCTTGTCTTCTTGATCAAGAGCCAAATTTATTTGTTTCTGTTGTTTAATCTGCTGCGACCATCCGTTTACTCCTTTATTAAGAATGTCGCTTGTTTCGATAACAATTTTGCTTTGATTACTTAAAAAAGACAAACTCTCTGAAAAAACTTGTTCGGCACACATTCTTTCGAGAACTTGAAGCCCTCGCTTGTCAAAGTTTGCGTCAACTGCTGTCGTTCGTACGTAAACTCTAACCATATCCGGTACTATATTGGAAAAACCATTGTAGAAAACAGGCCTAAGCACCACGAACGATCCACGGGTACTTAAATTTGTAAACAATAAACCGAAAGCTTCGTAAAGTTCAATGGAATTGATTGAGATTGAAAACGAGTCGTTCTTGTTTTCGGTTCCTCGCGTAAAAACAATGTTGCCCAAGACGGAATGCACTCCGCACTCTTCTGAATTTAATAAATCTGTCACTTTCTCATTCGCAACCACAGTACAAAGATATCTTAAACTCTTTTCAGACGCTTGAAGAATGGGATTCCCCATTTTTATTTGTTTTTAGCAAGCAGTAGGTTTTACCGCTAAAAAAGACCTTTTTATTGCTTTTAAACTTAATTTTTTTTTTATAATTATAATCAATCAATTCTTCTTCCTTCGCTTATTAAAATTAAATACATTGAAGCCGCACTCAGGACATGCCACAAACCGTGGTATATTTCGTATTTTGTTGATCCGTACTCAATACCTGAATTATAATAAAACCACAAAGCAATTGACGCGATGATTAAAGCGCATAAAAAGGTTGTGCTTGTGTAATTTGACAAGGGAACGTATAAAAAAATTAAGAGAATGCTTACTGCGGTTGCGACAAACATGTCGAACATTAGCCAAGATCTGTTATACGCGAAATAGTGGTGGATTGTGGAAACAGCAAAGACGAAGAAGACGAGCGTTGCACCCGTGTAGTGCCTAGAGGCCATGAACAAGGCAAGAAAGAAGTAAGCTAGATTTGAAATTTCCATGACCATCATTTTTTGCGGTGAAATGTAGTGAAACACATCTTTCATTTTTTCTTTTTTTTGTTACATTAATTTGAATTTGAAACACGAGCAAACCCGCTAATGACTACCCTTTCAAAAACATCGCCCTGAAGCCTTTCGGAAAACAGATTTTTGTCGGCAAGTATAGGACACAAAAGGCTCGACCTATATTTTAAAGGCATTTTGATTAAGATATCATAATCAACAATAAGTGCGGTCTTTTCATTTTCGTTCTTATCAAGAATGTCAAACCATATCTCTGAAGACTTAGAGAAATTGTAGCTTGTGTTCATGATTGGCAGACAAACAGTTGAGGACGCAAGAGAATCTTTTTTCCAGTTAAAAAGACATTTTAAAGGGGAAAAATCTGGAGAGTATTCAAGAAGAGGACACTCTGGATTTACTACGACAAATGTGTATTTTGTTGCATTATAAATCTTGACTACGTTGTTATGCTCGTCGAGTTTAACAAAGGGATCCATTTCGTTGTTTGTTTGTGTTAATATAAAATATAATATAAAAAAACCAAAAATTAAAAAAAAAAGAAAATAAAGATGATTTGTGCGTTTTGGTCACAAAAGTTTAAAGAATGGAATGTACGATTCGAGGGACGCTTTTATAAATTGAACTCAAAAATTGGATTCGGAGAGGGATTAAAAATAGTAATGAAGGTTACAAAGAATCCTAAGATGATTTATGATTACGGTGTAGTTCGTTAAGTTCTTGTTGCAATTTTACAGGATTTTGGGTATGAGCGTGTGCTAGCGTCCGCAATTCCCGGGGTTTGGGAATGGAAGAGTCTAGGTCGAAATCGTCTGATGTTTCTACCTCTATGTTCATCCATAATTCCTTATCGTTATTGTTTTTGCTTGGAGCTTTTGTTATTGCGAATTCATTGTCCATATCTTTTGCAGAGTACCCCTCACGGTTTCTGTCTTTAAGGGCATTTTGAATGGCACTTGCATCGTATAAAAATTCTCGTCTCTTGCCTTCTTCATTTTCTTTAACTTTAACAACTTTATCCGAAACCGGATTTGATCGCTTTTGAGATTGAAGATATTCTTCATACTCTTCCTCTTGCTTAAGCAGTTCTTTTTGGTAACGAGTCGTAACGTTCTTTTTGGGATCTACAGAAACATCTGGCCAGATTTTGCTCATTTTTTTTTTGTTTGTTTTTATATGGTAGGGTAATTGAGAAAAGTGAAAGAAAATTTTAATTTAACTTATTTAAAACCTACGTCCGCCCCTTAATCTCAGAACTAAATGAAGAGTTGATTCTTTTTGTATGTTGTAATCAGAAAGAGTTCTGTCGTCTTCCAACTGCTTTCCGGCAAAAATCAAGCGTTGTTGGTCAGGTGGAATCCCCTCCTTATCCTGAATTTTTTGCTTCACATTTTCTATGCTATCGGAAGGTTCAACGTCCACTGTGATTGTCTTTCCCGTGAGCGTCTTAATAAAAATTTGCATTTTTATTTTTATGTTATGTAATGTAGTAAATAAATTATATTTTTTATATTTTTTAAAACGAACGCAAGAATGAAGCCAGAAAAGACAATGAAATGGCTTCAAGATATGTACTTTGATCTTATTTCCGTAAAAATCGATTTCAGGGTCCCCTCTTTGCACGTTACTGCAATTGTGCAGAACGGTAAAGTCGTTGTGATTCGATCAAACCGCGTAGGATGTTCGGGACACACTCAAAAGCAGGGCGCTCGATACAAGTTGGGTCCGGCAACAGTTCACTCAGAAGTTGCAGCTGTGCGGGATCTGAAATCAACAAGGCTCTTAAAGGATGCTGACATTTTTGTCTGGAAATGGAAAGTTGATAAGTTAATGACGATATCTTGCGATTCAGTCGTTAAGAATTCGAGGCCATGCCCGGAATGCGAGGCTGTGTTACAAAGTTGCGCAAAGAAATATGGAATCAGGAAAATTTATTACTCAAGCGATTAAACAAAAAAGTTTTTGATTGGTTTTAAAAAAAAAATGCTTGCTCTTGTTTTTTGGCTCGCCTTCACGGCCTCCGCCTCCGCTTTGAACTTGAACGTGGTTTTTAATCGCCTTTCATCTCATCAAACATACGGTTCTTTTCGCAATTGCGGATCTTCCTCTGACACCGCGAAGAACCTTATCATTTCTATTACGCCGGACTCACCAAAGGGCGGCCAGGAAGTAACGACCATTTTTAAGTACGACTTGTCCAAGGAGGTGACGAGCGGCAAGGCCTCGTATGGCTTTACATTTAACGGAATCCCGTTTTCTCCAACGGTTGACGACCTTTGCGCCGACCAGGCCGGCGGCTGCTGCCCGGACCCGTGCCCGCTCGCCGTCGGCGCGCACGAAAACAAATCGCTATCAAACTTCCCAGAGGGCGTCAGCGGCAAAATTGTCACTACAATTAAGTGGACTGACCAGGACAATGCTCAGATTCTTTGCGTGGAGTGGACCGTAAAGGCGTAAAATAACTTTGCTTTAACTTATAAAACTGCGAATGGCACTCTTAGCTTATTAAAGAGAAAATAAAAATTAATAAACTTAATAACTTAAACTGTCGCTGGCTGCTGAGATTCAACCTTTAAATCAAACGTGTACGGATCAACCCCAGAATAATTCGAAAATGTCGAATCGTTGATGTGAAGAGGAGTTAAGATAAGTCCGTACTGCGTTTTTGCAACTGAAATTATGCCAGGGTGTGTTAATGAAGTTATTGAAGCGGTCACAGTTGATTTCGTAAAATCATAGTGCCTGTTTCCTACAGTCACCGTGATAACGCCATTGGCGTCAGATACATTTGCGCTTGCACCACCAAAGGTAGAGCCTGTTAAAATCTTGTATGGGTCGTTTACACTATCCAAAGTAATGTTTCCTGACGAATCGACAGATACAGATGCGTAGGCGTTTCTGTGAACGTTTTTGAAAACCCTAGGAAAAGAAACAGAGTGCGCCGTAAACGCAATGAGAACAATAATAACGAGAACAGCTGAAATTACAGACAATGCAGTTGTAATATTTCCCATTGATGGAATCGACACTCCAAAAGATTGAGGACTTAATGCGGACATTTTTAAATGTAAAAGATAAATTGTTTTTTTTTATTACGAGAGGGAGAAATGGACGAATAGATTTTAAAGTTTCACAAAAGTTTTTAACAATTTACCTTTTTAAACCGCTTGGTATTCAACAAGCCATTTAAAGTATCCCTGGTTCGACGCGGTAGTCGTGTGCGTAATATCAAAGTACAACGTGCGCTTCACAGCCGTGAAGCCAGCGTTGGCCGCAGGTGAAGTATCACGGGGAGTCGTGGTGACTAGCAGTAAATTATACGTCGCGCCAACGGGAACAACCGTTCCTCCATCTAAGATCCCGTCTGTAAGTGCAGCCACAATGTCTACACCTCCCGTCGTGGTGCCCACTTTGTATCCAATGTCGCCAGAAGAAACAGCAGCCGCGGACGTGGCAACGAGCGTGATGGATTTGAGAACGGTCATTTTGGGCTGAACCCACGTGATTTCATTTGCAGTGGATGCGCCCGCGCCCGTACGACCCGTTCCGATAGTGATCTTTTCGTTGCTTACTCCATCAACTTTTGAGTTTACCAAGCTCGCGAGGATAAGGGACAAAAGGACTAAACCTATAAGTAAGAGAAAAAAAGTGGGATTCATTAACTGTTTTGACACACTTTTAGCAGCCTCCATTTTTTTATTTTAAGGAAAGAATTGCTTTTTTTTATATAACAAAACATATTTTTGTCATTGCTACAAAAAAAGGTAAAAAAAATGTTTACATTTCAAGTCTCTGCATCCCAATTCATGTTTGCGAGTTTGTTAATATTTGGAGTCGGTTACACTTTGCTTAAATACAGTCGCGATGGAGACAATAAAAACAGGGTTCGGGCTTCTACTGTGTACGCAGACGAAAAAAAGACGACACTACCGGAAGCGTGGAAGCAATTACGAAATTTGGCAAATTATCAGCTCGTCGAGGTGACTTGGAATGTGTTTATGTTTATAGCAATTGTATCAACACTTGCATTTTTGGGCTTGTCAGGAAAACTTATTAGTGATTATAGTGTTCGTCACGGTCGTAATAGTAAAGGAATCGGATCCGTATCACTTTTATTCGCACTGATAGTCTTTTCACTTCAAGATTTGGTTCACAAGTGGCGCAACGCTCACAGACGCCATCCCTTGATCAAAGAAATGAATGACATTATGGATCGCTTACAATATGTAGAAAAATAAAAAAAAAGGTTTTATTTATAACCCTAAAATGAAATCATTAGTAGCATGACAATGAAAAAGCCGGAAATCGACTCGTATATATTGTGGAGCAATCATATTCCAGCTTGGTTCTAATTCGCAACAAATTGGTACATAATTTTGGCAAATTATTCCAAGCTTTCAAAAGAAGCAAAGGATGCAGGAAAACCACTGGATTCTAGTACAGGATTCATGGTTTACAGTCAGCTAGGTTCTTTCTCTCTTTTCGGGGTTATTCAAACATATCAAGTATACAGGTATTTTCTTTCAAAAAATGGTAAAATTGAGCCAAACTTTATTGTTTACGAAAAAGCTTATATTATTTTATCTGCAGTTACGAAACTTCTGCTAGCTTTAACGGTTGGTTATGCAATGCGCAACTGATTGTTCGTTACAAAAAACAATTTTTTTTTTTAAAAATAAATAAACACTATTAAACAAAAAAAATGCCTGCGAAGCGAAGCAAAACCGCTTCACCCGAAAGCGTGTGCGAAGTTGCCGAGGAATTAAATGTTGCGTTGGCATTGGAAGGCGCGGACGAAGAAGTTACAAAGAAGGTCATAAAGCCGAATGATGAGGAAAGAAGGGCTCTGTCTTTGTTTTGCGAAAAGAGCTTGAAATGCAAGGAAAAGCAAGCAGAGATAAAAAATTCTGTGAAGCAAATGAAGGTTCAGGTCGCTGATTTGCGAAAGAGTTTGCTTCAGGCCATGAAGCTTTCGGGAAAAGAAGTATTCGTCATTCCTAGGGTAATGCTTCGAAAGGCGGAGAACGAAGCGCTGAAAAAAAAGTTTCCTATGCCTCCCGCGTACCTAAGACTCAAGACAAACTCAAAAGACCTTTCAATAACTGACGAGGTAATTTCTGAAGCAGTTGATTCTTTAAGCGATCAAGACATTGCTGATCAAGACATGCTCAGTGGCAAGACCGCAATGGCCAAAGCCATTATAGACATTGTGCGTCGCAACATTCGAGAATACAAGGAACAATTTATTATGTCACCTTCAATCCCTCGCGGAGTTCGCCACGTCGACATTGACGATGCCGAGGAAGATTGCGCGCAAATGGCAATCGAGCTTTTTTTACTGCAGCAAACGATTGCAGAGAAAGAGGGCATGGGCAAAGGAGCCCTTTTCGAGATCAAGCAGATAATGAAAATTGCCGAGCCTAAAGTTGATCAATATTTTGTTCGAGGAAACTTTACTTCGCAGAGAGTTCAGCTAGGCGAACTGCCCTACACTTTAGTAAGACGCGTTGCCCAAAGCAAGCCGCGCATGAACTTTAAGATGCTTGAGAGTATGGTGTCTCAGGGTGTTGAGGACATTTTTTCGCATACGAAAACAAAGAAAGATACAAAGGAGGATGCGCTTAAATTAGTTGCGAATCCTAGTGCCCGCGAGGATTTAAAGCGGCTCTTGCTGTCTCGGTTTGCTTCACTTCCTTCAACTACTAAAATTTCAATTCATTTAAAAGCAATTAGTGAAAAGGACGATGAAGATCAAGAACAGAGAGAGAATGATAATGAGAACGATGAGGAGGAGGAGGAAAATGAAGAAAAATAATTTTTTTTTAAAACAAAGATTCAACACTCGTTGTCGCTTGACGAAGCCGAATCCGATGTCCCACCTACCAAAAACAAGGAGTTTTTTATTTTTTCGGATTCTGTAACACAAATAATTGTCGAATCCAATACTATTGTATGTTCATTTTCATTTTTTTTCGCTTGATTTTGTTTTTTCACTCTGCACCATGAACCCCCTCGAACTTTTTCTTTTCCATACAGTGCAAAATACTTTTGTGTGATTATGTTTTCGAGGCCAGGAGTCATGGGATACACTACCTCAATAACTTTCAAAGGCTTATGAAGTTTTGTCCATTTTGCGCCTATTCCGGAAAAGTGTTGCGCCATGCGAACATTAAAATTCATTGTTGCACCAACATAAACACAACTGTGTTCTAGTTCAAGAACGTAGACGCACGCATGAAGTTCAATAGGCAAAAATTGAAACGACATTTTTTTTATATGTTTTAAGTTTTTTTTTATTAATATTTGCGTTGAAACGGTATATTTTTGCACGTTATTTAGATTTTTATTCACAGAAAACAAAAGAGAATGACAAGCACTATCGATTTACATAAAAAGAATCTTAAAGTCGGCGCTCTTATTCAAACCGAACCTAAAAGGCATGTAAGTGAATCTGACAAACCTTTACAACCTACCTCAACCCTAAAACGCTTAAGTGAACAAAATGAGTCTTACCCTAACCCTACTATGCTGCCTGTAAAGAAGGCAAAGAAAGAGGAAGAGGACCAAGAAGTAAAAAAGGCGAAGAAAGTAGAATTAGAAGCAGATTTAGGCCCTGAGCGTAAGAAGCCAAAGAAAGTAGTAGTAGAAGACGAAGAAGAAGACGAGGAAGAAGAAGATGTAGATGACGATGAAGACGACGAATCAGAAGACGAAGAGGATGACGAAAGCAACATTTCTGAAATTGTGTCTTCAGGAGAAGAAGAAGTCATTGAGCCAATTCCACCGGAGACTGAAGAAGTTTTAGCAAAATTAGAGGCCGATCGCATCTTAGCCTCAATAAAGGGAACCTCATGCGTAAACGGTAGAGTTTTGCGCGATCGATCAAAAATTGTAAATCCTACTGTAGACCGTTACGGCGACAAGGAGCGAGAGCTCTTGTTTATTAAGGACGAAAAGAAAGAGCTAATTAGAGAAATTAAGATTTGGAGGGAAACTCCCGATCTTGTTAACAAAGTTGCCAGTCTTGCGTGGCCTGTCCTCAATGTACGCATGTCTCTCGAATCGATACGTCTTGAACATGATAGAGTTCGCATTTCTTTAGGGCTTGAATCTACCGATGAAGAGAGCGAATCGTGTGATGAAGATGAAGATGAAGATGAAGAGGGTGAAGATGAGGATGATGAGGAGGAAGAGGATGAGGATGATGAGGAGGAGGATGATGATGAGGAGGAGGAGGAGGAGGAGACGGAATAAATCTTGATATTAATTGAAATCAATTTTTGTTTAATTACCCCTCTTTTCTAAGCAAATTTTCAAGAACTGTTCCAGCGGCGCTTTCTGTTGGCGGATTATCTGTTATAGCGGGAATGAGTCGTATAGTTAAGCCAACAAGAAACGATATAATTACTGCCAGAATCAAAAATTTTACTGCGCTATACGTAGATCCGGAACTGCTAATATTTGTAGTTGAAATTACGGTCATGTACGATGTAGCATTGTCATTGAGTATATTGATGGCCTTGTTGTCTCGAGGCGAATATACTGGCAAATATCCGCATGTTATTCCTGAATCAAAATAAGGAGCATCGCAAACGTAAGAACACACAGGGTGATCCGGGTCTGCGTTTTGAGCTGTTGCGATGCGCTCCGTCCCGATTGGACACGAGTAATTTTGGTTAGATAAACCTGCGTTAGTCACGACTAGAGGCAAAAGTGACGAAAATGGTTTCGCGCATTTCTTGGCGTAAGGCAATGCCAATTGATTCGAGTCGAGTGTTACTTCAGAAAAGTTCGTTGGACACGACAGCTCCCCGTCCCAAGCGCACACGGTAAGAGCTACAACTTCTTGAAGGGGGTTAGAGCAAGACAGCGAGGTGTTCGCTGGTATAGAAAAGGATACAGGAGAAGTAGCGCCTGTGCTGACGATTCCCAATGTTTTTGACGCATGCAAATTTCCTAAAAGTGTTAGTACTGCAGACGTAGTGTTGACAAATGTGAGGAATTTTCCTCGATTGCCATACTGAACGTTAAGCATTTGGTTTGTAGTTGCCTTCAAAATTTGAGTCTCAAGCATTGAAGCTAAAGTAGTGCCGTTGTATGTTCCATCTACAAGTTTTACCTCTACGTCATCACCAGTCGCTCCTCCGAAAAACGAAAATGTTTGCTTTGTAGAAATTAAAGGCGAAAGGATAAAGTTGTACGGACACGTTGTTCCGGTCGCTGTCAGCGTCAAGTAACCATTAGATCCTAGCGGAGCAAATCCAAGCTTAGCAGATGTAACAGAATTCGAATTTGGAGTCACGGTAACCGTGTACGCGGAGTTATTTACCCATTTTAGAACGTCGTAGCCATTTAAATTGTCAAGCGTAACGACTACACGCGCCTTTGGTTGAGGAAGCGCGACACCATAGACATTTATTTTAAGTTCCGCTACGTTTGAGTCACCCAGAGCATATGGAGAAATGTTTCCCAGGCGGCGAGGAATTGTAAAGTTTGTTACACTAGTCCCTAAAAAAGTTTTTGCCGCTGCGTTAAGAACAACATTAATATTTTTCGGACCTGCATTAATCCATTTAATTCTGTTTGTAAATCCATCGGGGACTCCTTCTTCAGTGCTAAACAATGCAACAGACACGTACTTTGTAAATGGATCTGAGCTGTTCGAGAACCCTGCGTTTAAGTACTCCACAAGACGGTACACAGTTGGAAATCCAGAGAAAGTTCCAAAAGCTACATTAGCGCCATTGACTTCAACAGTGCAACCGTTACTCGTAAAATTAGACTGCAAGACGTTGTTCAAGAGAGTTTGCTGAACCGGAAAATGTGATCGAGCGTAGGAGGTCGTAACTACCCACGAGCTTGCATTCATTCCAAACAGTGTTTGTGCAGGCGCGTCGGCGCTTATCGTCAAGTCGTACATTGACAAATTCTTGAATTTAAAATGAGATGTTGCCACGTCAATTTTAACTTCCAAAACTCCAGCTCCCAAAGCGCTGGAAACAATTGCAGAGTTTATATCGACTAGATATGAACCAGACAATGAATTACTCAATGTTACTATAGACGGTGATATATTTGAAGAGGAGACGGTTATTTGGCAAGTGCTCGGACTTCCAGACGAAGACGCATTATTATCAGCAACAAGAAAGTTAGTTTTTAGAGTTACCCATCCCAATCCCGTGTAGTCAGTAGAAGTATCTGTGGAAACTAACAATCCCACCAAATTTGCGCAAAACGCGTCACCCGCACTTATTGTTTGTTCATTAGTATCTTCTTCAGTATTTTTCCACCAAATATAGTTCAAGTCGTCCAAAATCCACGAACCAGCATTACAGTTAATAAAGTCTGTAAGTGTAAAGATTCCAGTATTTAAATAAAACTGATTACTTGTACTCAAGCCAGTGCTCACGTGGTATGTTGTCGTTGCAATCTTGTAAATCTTGTCATCGTTCAAATTTACAATAACGGCATTCGAGCTTTTAGTTAAAAGAGGGCTTATCGAATAATCGTACGTCGATCCGTTTACAAATTGCGCAACTCCAAAAAGGTTTGAAGTATATAAGTAATTTGGATACACTGTAAATGCATTTCCTGATCCCAAACCAAGTTTAATTCCAACATCAGTGTTTGACGGTACAACAACAAGAGCGGTCGTTCCCGTATTGTTCCACTGCAAGTAGTTGTGGTCGTTTGATACTGATAGATAAGCTGTTTGAGAAGCAAATTCGGCGTTGAGATCCCTGATATTACCCGAGCTGATTGTAGTCGACCAATTATCGCCATTAAATTCAACTGGGGTTTCGCTTGGCAACAATGCAGCGCGAAAGGACTCTTGAACCATATTTACAAATGTAACTACATTGTATTTTCCTGGAAATAATTTCGCGGTATAATTCGAGCTATTTTCATTTATGTTTATTTGTTCGTAATCAAGTGCTTTAATGTATTGAAAAGTTGTAGGTCCCAAGTTTGTTATTAGAGACGTGGCGAAGTCGCTTGAGGTTGTGTAGCCTGGAAGCTCATACCTAAGTCGATTTGTTAAATCGTTTTCTAGGCCAAATAAGGTCGTCGAATTGCTTTCGCACCCAATACCGATTGTATTACTGTTATCAGTATGGAAAGAATACACAGGATAGTATGCGGGGCCAGGTAAGTTTATGTAAGAACTGTAAGAATTTCCCATTAGTTTCCATGTGCTATAGGGTTGGTACATCAACGTAACGCTAATTGGATAATTCGTTCCAAAAACCAGCAAGGATGCTAATTTCGAATTTAATTCAGCCAAAAAAGATCGGGGATTGTACATTGCGTAAGAAAGAGCTACTTCTCCAGCATCTTCAAACTTTTCATTTGGTTGTCCAACTCTCATTGTGTTGTTTGATGAAACAACGTTGAAAATCTCAATGTCGGCTCCAAACGTAGGATCCCCAACACATTGTACTTTAGTTTGAAAGGAAGTTGGTAAGTTAAGCATATTATTTACTTCAAGTCCTAAGTAAAATGCAAGCCCTTCATTTGTTGTCTTTAACTGTACTCGTAGCTGAGATGACGACGTTTGAAAGACGGGATCGAGGCCCCAGTGAAATTTGCCATTGTTGTAAGTAACTTCGATTGGAATTCCACTTTTTATCCGAAGAAAATCTTGAAGACATACCGCAAAACTCGTTCCGATATAATGTCCAGATGGAAAAGAAGCGAGGCTGACGACATTCTGATAGTACAGATCTTGATTGTTTAAGCTATATATATATATAGTTAGTGCGCCGCACAATTCTGACACCATAAAAGACTCTACAATCGACAATACATTTGAAAGTAAGTAATCTGAATGCCTGTAAATGTTTGCATTTGGAGGAATCGTAAAGAACAAAGGAGGTGCTCCTATTCCAAATACGGTTGCCGCTTGCGTGGTGTTTGCCGTCATTGTGTAAGTGTTTGACGAAGTATTTGCCCAAGTAAGTTGATTACCTAACGCAGATGCCGTGAGTCCAACGGGAAGGTTTGCGTTGCTGTTAATAGCTAGTAAGAAGGAAGTATTGTTGTACGTGTATTTTGGAATAGTAATAAAAGTAGGAAGACCACTGACTGTCAAGATGTTGTTGGATGCGTTTATCACTGCCCCCGTGTTTCCAAACGTCAATGGCAAATACCCGGTCAGACAAGTTGTCCCTTCAATTGTACCAGAATAAAAAAATGGATGCGTAGTAGGAAGCGCCGCTTGCAATCCCCATTTTGTTGCCAAATAACCCTCCACCAACAAAACTTCTTGCGGAGTCAAATCGTGTCGAAATGTTATGAGTTCAGCAAAGTCTCCCTCCCAGCCATCTTTCGATGATATGTCGTCATAAAAGAGCCCTCTGAAGACAGTGCCTTGATAAGTATTATTTTGAATACCGTTAATGCTTAATAAAAAGGTAGAGCTTTGCTGAGGAAAGGTGACAGATCCTGCTGTAGCTTTGTTTGCTGCTATGAATTTAGTAGCCTCTGACGTGGTTTGATAACGCGCAGTTCCAGCTTGATTAATGGAGTATACCGATGCGGACGTTTTTAGTAAGTTTGACGTTGTGGATAATTCCGAATCTCCGTAAAATACCTTGGACGTTCCCACGTTTTGCGAGTTTGAAGCCTGCGCGGCAACGTCTGTTACTGTCGTATTTGATGTAATCGGCGACATTAAATAAGGAATGACTGATCCTCCTAACAATGGATTTAAATTGTAACCACCATTATTTCCGATTACAGTGTCCGGGTTTACATCGTTATAACCTAAATTTCCAAAAAGCGTTTGATACTTTTTAATTCGCTTCCAGTAATCTGTGTCTGCGGCTATATCAGGAGTTTGATTAATATTATTAGCAATTGCCTTTGAAGCAAACATGACTCCTTGGTACAAAATATTGTCTCCGCCAGTCGCGCTGTATAAAAGCGTTGAATTCCATTGCGTAAATTGACCCGAGTACTGCCCTTGTCTGCCCACAAAAAAAATATGAGTTAAACCAAAAGCAAAGGGAGTATTTACCAAATTTCCGAACGGGCGATAACCAAAATAATAATTGTTATCATTTGTTTTTAAACTTGACTCGCTGTCAATGTAAATTGCCGGCAAGCCGTTTATTGGTCGCTCCACACTGGGACTTCCTGACAATGCAGAAAATGGACCAATTTTTCCAGCAATTACAGTTGTCGGAACCGAAAACGTAGGTGTTATAAATTTTGGATCGTTATTCGAATAACAAGGAGCTACCTCGTTATTAGTTATCGAATTAAAAATTTTAAGAGTTGCAGTTACTTGGTTGTCCGAAGAATCGTACCAGACGATCGGCTTAAACGACTTTGGCGTAAAGTTCGAAAAGGGCTTTACATTTGGAAACACAACGGGCGGGGATGAGTCGTACAAGGACAATCCCCATTTGTTGGCCAAATACATAAGCACCAAATTGCTCTGATTGTCGGACAAGTTCTTCTTAAACACAATAAGCTCTCCAAAGTCGCCGGTCCAACCAGAGTTTGAGTTGTAAGAATCGTACGAGATGCCCTGGAATCGCGCAGTTATTTTATTTGTCGCAGTCTGTGGTAATTTTAGAGCCAGAATGAATGGCGAACCCACCGGAGGAAAGTTATTGTTATGATTTAAGACCCCGTATGCATAATAATATATTGAAGGATTTGATGTTTGTGTAGGAAAGTTCTTATTGACATATAATTTGGGGGTTTGACTTGTAATCAATATAGTTCCGGCGGGAGAAAAAGAACCATTTGGTCTTCTATTAAGTTTATATGCCTGTAGCATCATATAAATACACTGATTAGACAAACCGGTAAAATCAGATAAGAAGGTACCACTCCCTCTTTGTGTCATCATACCGCTATGAAATGAGTCATTTTGCGATTGAAATATAGTTGTGTTTAATATTTTTGTGTCAGCACCAGAATTAGGAGTTACTACACCAGTGGTTGGATTTCTTGCTACAATAAAAATTTCTACTGTAAAAAAAACTTGATTTTGTTGATACAAATATGAGTTTAAAACGTTAGGTGATCCTCCAGATCCCGGATCTCCAGGAGTAAAGCTAGAATTCCAACTTATTTGAACTGGACCGTTTGCAGCAATTATTTCTGTTGGTGTTGAAAATGCATAACAAGTATACCTGCGAGTTTGTAAACCCGAACCTTCTTCATTAGTTCCGTTTTGCCATCCACCTAAATTAAAATTTCCAAGCGAACATCCAAAATCGTCGTAATTGTCGTGTCCCAACAAATTCTCCGCCCATGAGTTTGTAGCGTTAGAAGGAATCGCCCCTTGAACTCCAACAAAAAACAAGTCTGCAATGTTTTCAATGCTTGTTGGCTGGGTAATTGCGGCAAATTGCGTGAATCGCGATGTGCTTAGTCCGTTTAATCGCGCCCCCTCGGTGGGCCACACAACGTTTCTTTTAGTCTCTGGTCGAGTCGTCAAATGGTATCCGTTACCACTCTTGTCCGTCAATTTAGTAACGTAATTTGTTTGAAGCGAATCTGGGTTCGAGGCGTCCAGCCAAAGAATCGCATATGGAATATTGGTCGCGTGAGTACCAAATGGAGACGCGTTACTAGAATTAAAAACGGGCGCACTTGAGTAGTAAGCGTGTCCTGAAGAAAGAGGAACTCCCCACTTATGGGCAAGATATCCCTCCACCGTTTGATGAGCATTGCAATTTGCCCCAGCCGTTTGTTCCCAAAACAACATTTCACCAAAATCTCCCGTCCAGCCGTTTAAATTTAACGGAGTTGAATCGGGATCTGCTTGGTATGTTTCGCAATTGAATGCAATTCCATTAAACATAATTCCATCATACACCGATACGTTAATGTTTGAAATGCTCAGCATAAAAACTGTATTGGCCGAAGGTTCTTGCATGTTACACAGAGACGCATTAGAAGAACCCGATGACGTGAACAATGTAGTTGGAAACGTAAATAACGTTGCAAAGTTACCAATAGCCGTATTTGAATTCAATGTCGACGTTCGCTTAAATGTCCATGGATTTAAACGATTGCTTGATGATTGAGATAAGTTACTAGAATACTTAGTGTTTAGTCCAAACAAAGTGCCTGGTTTCGGACCTTGGCGAGC